CTTTTGAAGGTGCTTTACGTACTCTGGCTTTTTTAGTTGCTTTCTTAACTTGTTCGTAACTGTCTAAATCAGCAAATAATTTGCTATAAAACGCTTCAAATCGTTTATAATCCGCCGCTTTGTAGTGGCTATATGCTTCTTTTAGTTGTTCATCTTGTCCTGCTTTGGCTTCCATTAGTTCTTGCCTATGCGGTTCAAAGAATGCTCTAATCTTTTTAATTAATGCTTGAGGACAATTCTCTGTTTTAAGATAATCAAATGCTTTAGGGTCATTGACAGTGTCGCCATCTATTAAACGATCTTCAAACAGTTCAAAATGTAAGATATGTTTGTTGGCAATCTCATTCATGCGATCTTGAATAGTTGGCTGTTGTACTTTAGTTTCTTTTTTGTCTGATTTGATTTCTTCAAACACATTGTCAGAGGAAAGTAGCAATTCTTCTAATTTTCTATTAATAAAGTCCAAGGGATTAGTTAAGTTTCCTGATGTACCCGGTAAACTTTCCCAATATTCTTTATATGCTTTATGCTCTGCTGGCATACCTAAACTTAGCATTCTACAGATAGCACCTAAGGTTAATGAAAATTGACTATCAGAATTTTTACTAATTAGTTTACTATGCTCTTTCCATTGATCACTGTGATTTACCCAAGCAATTACCCATTTTTTACTGTCAGCACTCCTAGATTCCATTCTATAATAATTTAACGCAGAATGCTTATAGGCATTAAAATACTCGCCAGACCAAGAGTCTGCTTCTTCCCATTTAGGTTCATATCTTTTGCCTGTTCTGTCTGTGGCGATTTTTACTCCTCCTTTTTTCTTAGATACCTTAATTGCCATTTTGTTTCCTAATAATTCAATAGTCATTTAACATATTATAGTTGACATATATTCTAGTGTCAACCATTTAATAATGTACCAAACGTAATCATCTGTTCATAATTACTAATTTCTTCGTTAATTTTAGTTATCAATTCCTGATGTCGCTTGGTCTGTTTTTGTTTTTTACGGCATTCTATTTCTTCAATACTTAGTTTAGTTATCATTGGTTCAATATTTTTTACAATCTTTTTCATTTCTTGTTGATATTGTCCAGTGCCTTCTGCTAGTTTAATTAACTCACTTTGAACTTTTTGCCAATCTAAACTATTTTTGATTTTATTTTTCATATATTAAATTCATTATACATTCTATTATTAGTGGTGTCAACTTCGATAAATACTAGACAATTAGGATAAATTATGCCACGTTTAAGTTTATACAAACCTACCAAAGGAAACGATTATAAATTTTTCGATAGAAGAATTAGCGAAATGTTTACTGTTGGTGGCGTTGATGTTCATTTACACAAGTATCTAGGACCAACAGAATCTAATTCTATTAGTGCCACAGAGCCTGGTGGCGAAACATCAATAACAAGAATACAAGATCTGCTATTTTTAGAAAATAGAGATAGAAAATATGATTCTGACATTTATACTATAAGAACAATATATCGTATAAATGATAATGATTTTGATCTAAGTCAATTTGGTCTATTCCTAACTGGTGATACAATGTTTGCTGTATTCCATCTAAATGATATGGTTGAATCTATTGGCAGAAAAATTACTGTAGGTGATGTATTAGAATTACCAAATTTAAAAGATTACTATCCATTAGACGAAGATGTTCCTAGTGTACTTAAACGTTATTATGTAGTACAAGATGCTACTAGAGCCGCAGAAGGCTTTTCACCAACTTGGTATCCACACCTATGGCGTGTTAAACTTCAACCGTTAGTTGATTCGCAAGAATACAAAGATATACTTGATAACATCAAAGCAGGTGATACCGACGAAGATACTAATACATTGGCAGATGTATTAAGTACTTACGACAAGTACATTGATATCAATGATGCTATTGTTGATAGAGCTGAGGAAGAAGTTCCTAAAAGTGGGTATGATACTACAGCATTATACAATGCTCCTGTAACAAAAGATAATTTACCTGGTGATCCTCAAGGGTTAGATACTAGTTCAAATACTAGTGTATCTAGCAACAACGTAACTTCATCAAGTACTGTTAGCCCTAATAGAAGTATAGAAGGGTACTTAACCGATGATGCATTGCCACCTAATGGTGCTAGTGTTTCTGCTGGTATTGCTTTCCCTCAAGGACCTTCAGAAGGTGAATATTTTTTAAGATTAGATTATACTCCTAACAGATTGTTCCGTTATAATGGACGTCGTTGGGTTAAAATGGAAGATGGTGTGCGTACAAACTTAACTCCTGGTAGTAATAACAAAACACAACGTAGTAGCTTCGTTAATAATCAAGGAGCATACTATGACAACTCATTAGGGTGGGACGCTATCAGAATTTCTGACCCATATACTCCTGAAGCAAATGCCCACACTCAATCATTTACTCTTTCAACAAAACTGGTTATTACAAAAACAATATATAACAGCACATACGGTGTTAGAACTAGAATAAACGGTACTAGTGTAACTAATACTATTTCAAACACCAGCGGAAATGTAGGATTCACTGTATCAAATACATTAAGTGTTGATGATATATTAGAATATTCAGTATATCAAGATGTTACTTATGAGAGACAAGGATTAAGTAATATTCTTAAACCAATGGCGGATAATTAATGGCGGCTAATCAACAATTTTTTTACGATGCTCAAATTGAGAGATTTCTAATACAATTTATTAGAATGGTTTCTGGGTTCCAAGTTGAGTTTGGAAATGATCGTAGTGGTAATAAAACTCTACAGCGTGTTCCTGTTTTTTATGGCGACGGTTCTAGGCAAGTTCAACAAATTATTGCTAATAACAGTGAAAATGCTATGCCTAGTGTACCTGCGATGACAGTGTATATTAATAATATTACCTATGACAGAGATCGGGTACAAGAACCAAATTTTGTTGGTAAAATGAATATCAGACAGAGATATTACAACGAAGATACCCAAGAATTTGAAAGTAATCAGGGTAACGCATTTAGTATCGAAAGGCTAATGCCCGTTCCATATTCTCTAGAACTTAAATTAGATGTATGGACATCTAACACCAAACAAAAATTACAGTTACTAGAACAACTGATTGTGCTGTTTAACCCAGCACTAGAAATACAGTCAACTGACAATTATATAGACTGGACTAGTTTAAGTGCGGTATATTTAGATAGCCCAAATTGGACTAGTCGGTCTGTTCCAATTGGTACTGAAAATCCAATTGATGTTGCTACACTAACATTTACATTGCCTGTATGGATCAGTCCACCTGCTAAAGTTAAAAAACTTGGAGTTATACAAAAAATTATTGCTAGTATTCACAACAGTGATGGTGAGTTAAGTGATGATGTATATAGTAATACTAATTTACTAGGACAACGTCAGGTGTTTACTCCTTTGGACTACGGAGTGTTATTAATTGGAAATACATTAACACTGTTGAAATATAGTGAAATGGCAGACCCAAGAGATCCAACTAACCAAGATCAAATTAAAGTTGGTACAAAAGATATTTGGAGAAGTTTAGTTAATGTATATGGTACATTAGAGAATGGTGTTAGTCAAGTAAGATTAGTTGGAGCAGATGAAACTACTGAAGTTGTTGGCACTGTTTCTTTCCATCCTAGTGATGATAGTTTGTTAATTTTTAATGCTGATATAGACACATATCCACAAAACACAATTGATCCAATTAATGCTATTATCGATCCTACTAAAGTAACTGTTAACAGCAGTATTACATCTCCTGCTCTTAGTACTAGATATTTAATTTTAAATGATATTGGTAGTTACGATAATTCAAATGGTGATGGTCCTAGTGCTTGGAGAGGGGCTGACGGTAAAGATTTAGTAGCCAAAATGAACGATATTATAGAATACGACGGTTCACATTGGAACGTGGTATTTGACAGCAATTCTATAACTAGTGTACAATATGTAAGTAACTTAAACACTGCTGTTCAATATAAATGGGAAGATAATCAATGGGTCAAGAGTTGGGAAGGCGAGTACAAGAACGGGGAATGGTCTCTAATTTTGTAGAAGGTGTTGGCGCTTTTATATACTGTACATCTACAAAGCGTTATCTTTTTTTACTCAGAAACAATGGCAAATACTCTGGAACATGGGGAGTTGCTGGTGGTAAAATCGAATCAAATGAAAACATACTATCTAGTTTACAAAGAGAAATACAAGAAGAACTAGGTGGGGTCATTAATGATCTTAAAATTATTCCTATAGAAAAATTTACCAGTGAAAACGGTAAATTTAGTTATCACACATTTATCGCACCTGTAGAAGAAGAGTTTATTCCTGAATTAAATCACGAACATCGTGGATACTGTTGGGTTAAACTAGAAGATCATCCTAAGCCATTACATCCTGGTGTATGGCGAACAATTAATTTTGAAGTTATTAGTGATAAATTAAAGACTTTAGAAACTGTATTATAAGTCTGCTTCCATAATAAAATCTCTATTACTAATCTGTCTAAGATTTGTTAAGCCTTTCCAAAGGTCTGGTGTAGATCGTGTGCCTGTATCTGTAACTCGAACAAAATCAACGTCATCATATACACTAATTAGTCTGTGTAAATTTTTAACCCAATTATCGTGTGTGAATGCGCCATTAACCGGAGCATACCCATTTGTTCCAGCATACATGTTATCATTTTTACCAGGTATTTCCTGTCCATTGAATCCGGATAGATAAATTCGAGTATGACCATCAAAACAAGCAATATAAGCCGCAGTAGTACCTGCGTCTGCATATGGATCATACGGGATTATATAAAAATTTTTTGGAAATTCTAAACTTAAAGATACTTTGCTATATACAATATTAGATTTTGTATATTCAGATTCTGATATTTCTTTTGCTATTTCTTTACTAGTTACAACTAAAAAGTTGGGAGTGTAATCCCTATAAAAAGCATTACACCCATAACTTTGTAAAGTTTTGCTACCTAAAAGACCACTTTTTTTAGTGAGGATATTGCTAATGTTTAATCCTTCTCTGCCAGTACCATTGCCAAATACAACAGCACGGTTAGAGATTTGATTATTAACAACATGGTTCTCAACGTACTCAGTGACGGTATTCCATTGACCGTCACTGAATGTACGACTTTGAACTATCTCTTCACCTTCATAGTCCTTTCGATAAACTTTTTTAATGTTAAGCATTTAGATACTTATCATTAAACAATATATGATGCCTTAACTTTGACACTTGTACTTGCTTCACCAGCAGTAGATTGTAGTAATACACTACCACCACTAATTGTAGCACTTAAAGTCCATGTGTCACTGTCAGTACCAACAGTACCATACTCAACAATAGTTGCTGTAGTACCATCATGTATTAACAACACTTTAGTTAATTCCCAAGCATCGCCAGCCGCATTTTCTGACTGAACTACATATTCAGCTGATCTATACTTAGTAGCATCAAAACTATCAACTGTTGTAGCACTTGTGCCTACAGCAACAGCAGTTTGATTGTAGCTTTGTTTAGTACCGTTAACTAGGCCAAATGTTTCTTCAGCGCCGTCAACACTAACTCTTACTGTTGCTGAACTTGTGCCAGCTGTAATGTTAGCATATGGTACTGTTTGTACATCAAATGTGTTATAACCGTTACCTGAGCCAATACTTGTTACTTGTGAAGTAGTAGTAATAACACGAGCTTCGATTACGTCACCTGTTTCTGGTGCTTCTGTAAATGTTAATGTTGTGCCACTCACAGAGTAAGCATTTGTTGGTTGTTGAACAATACCGTTAACAGCAACAAATGTACCAGCAGTTGAAGCTGTACCACTTAGCGTAAACGCTGTAGTAGAACCATCACCGTTGAAGTTATTTGAAGCAATAACAGTAAATTCAGAACCAGCAGTTTGCCAACTAGCACCGTTGTAGAATTCAACTTGGTTACTTGTTGTTGAGAAACGGATCATACCGCCTACGTCAACGTTACCAGCTGAGCCTGGACGTTCTGCTGAACTACCACGTGGTAATAAGATAGCGCCTGCTGAGTCAAACTTAGCAATAGTACCATCTTGTATTGTAGCATTACCAGTATCACTGAATGTTACAGCATTTTTACCACCGTTAGCAACGATTAAACCGTCATTACTGCCAACGCCTGAAACTACAAAGGATTTATCTGCGTTAGTTGTATTAACTGCTAAGCCTTCGCCAACGTTAACTGATTTAGCTAAACCAGCACCACCGTCAACAATTAAAGCACCAGTAGTAATACTTGTACTATCAGTTGTATCGTCAATGTTAGTAGCGCCACCAACAGTTAAAGCACCGTCAATATCTGCTAAACCGCCCATGTGTAAGTTTTCAGCTAAGCCTAAGCCGCCGTCTACTACTAAAGCACCTGTTGTGTTACTTGTTGATGTTGTTGTATCATCAAAGTTAACAGCACCACCTACAGTTAACGCACCATCGATGTCAGCTAAGCCACCCATGTGTAAGTTTTCTGCTAGACCTAAACCACCATCAACAATTAAAGCACCTGTTGTGTTACTTGTTGAACCTGTTGTGTCGTTTAAGTTAGTAGCACCTGTTACATCTAATGTACCATCAACAGCTAAGTTGTTGTTAACACTTGTAGTACCTGAAGCCGCACCTAACTCTAACGTAGTTGCCGCACCACCAATATTAAGTGTTGTAGCAGTTGTGTTAATTAAGTTAAATGTAGTTTGGTCAGTACCTAAGTCACCACCACCAACAAATAAGTCTTTAGCAACACCAAGACCACCAGCAGTTAATAAAGCACCTGTAGTTGGACTTGTTGAATCAGTTGTATCTGTAACTTTAGTAATCTTGTTAAGATCCCAACTTGTTGTTGCGTGTGTGTATTGGAACGTAGCACTAGCACCAGCAACTGTAAGACCAGCACCGTCAGCTTCAGCTGATGTAGTAGCACCAGAAGCAACTGTTAAGTTCAAGTCAGCAATAGTAACTTCAGTTGAGTTAACTGTTGTTGTAGTACCTTGTACTGTCATGTCACCAGTAACAACTACGTTACCACCAACGTTTAAGTTTTTAGCAATACCAACACCACCAGCTGTAATAATAGTACCTGTTGTTACGTTTGTACTGTCTGTTGCGTCAGTTAATTTTAACTGTCCACCAGCTGTGATATTTTCGGCTACACCAACACCACCACTTACTATTAAAGCACCTGATGAGGTTGTTGTTGAGCTTGTTGTATCTGTTAAACTTGTTGGTTGTGTTAATGTTACTGTTGTAGCAGTAACGTTAGCAACTAAAGTACCATCAACATTATGTTCAATCCATCCTGGGTTAGTACCGTCGTCATAAATTGTAATGTCTGTATCATCTAATTGGATATTTGTAACTTCACTACTAATAGCTGAGTTTAAATAACCTAATGTTACAGCATCACTATCTAATGTTGGATCTGCTAAGTTTGTTGCTGTGCCGCCATCAAAGTCAACTGCGCCTGAATCAGCAGAGATAATAATATCTTCGCCACTTGCCGCTATTGTTGAAATTGTTACACCTGCCGCTGTACCGTCTAAAACTAATTGGTTAACTGTAAGTGCTGATGAAGCATAAGTTAATTGTTCAGCGTCTTCTAATGCACCTGATGTACCAGCAAATGTTACACGACCTGCTGTAAGATCTGAAACAATAGCACTAGCCACTGTTAAATCTGTTCCATCAAACGTCATGTTTGCACTGTCAGTTAAAGCACCGTCAGTTGTTGCATAAGTTACACGAGTTGATGTTAAATCAGATGATTTAAGAGTACCTACGTGTAGACCAGCATATGATGAAATTGCTGTATCACCAGATGTAGTTCCATCTTCTGTTGTTGCTGTAAAGGCAAACTCGTCACCTGACTCATCCCAAATTACTGCTTGGTTTGTATCAGAACCACGATTAAACACAATACCTAAGTCAGCAGTGTTAGTACCACTGAAGTCGTTGTTAACAACCATTAACGGGTCATTAACGTATGTGTTTGTTGTTGCTAATGTAGTATATTGTGTAGCACCTTGAACAACAAGGTTACCTGTAATTGTAAAGTCACTAGTGACTGTAATGTCGCTGTTAAATAGTGAGCCTACAATCGAACCAGGAATAATTTTAGAATTAGCCCAAATACCACTATCGGTAATCTGGTTATTCTTTATTCTAGTAATTGCCATTTTAATATTTTCCTAATTAAAATTAAAGTATTTTGCTATAGATCACATAGCATTTGAAACATACTTTGCCCGAAGTTCACTATCCCTATCGAGTACACTCAAAATAGTTTTCATTACTAGTATTTATTAGATTTTGGTTAAAATTATAGTCTAACGACTATTATATAATAAGATAGTTTTTGCTTAGACGAACGTCTGTATTGTTGTTTGTTGGTGTGTATTGTAGCAATACGTCACTGCCACTAATAGTTGCTGATACGTTACCTAATGTGTTGCCTGAATTAATTACAGCATAGGTAGTTTGATAGGCTGTAGTACCATCATGTGTTAATAATATTTCACTACTTTCAAAATCTGTGCCATCAGTTGCCTGTAATACATATTTTGCTGTTCTATATGTATCAGCATCAAATGAGTCAATGGTTGTTAGTGTACTTGCTGTTGCTATTGATGTGTTAGCATTTAGGTGTGCTAATGATCCAGTTATTTCAATTCTACCACCAGGACCATCTTTTAAAGATCCAATTGATGAAATATCAGAAGCAATATGTCTGACTTCAATAATATCACCTGCTACAGGAGTTTCAGTAAATGTTAGTGTTGTTCCTGAAACTGTGTATGCCGTTGTAGGTTGCTGTAGAGTACCGTTAATACTGATAATAAGATCAGCCGCTGATGTAACTGCTGATGATAATGTAAATGCTGATGTAGCACCATCAGGAGTTATTGTTTCACTGGTTAATGTTAATGATTGTTGATCCCATTCAGTACCATCCCACACTTCAAGTAATCCAGTGGTAGTATTAAATCTTGTATATCCAACATCCGGGGATCCTGGGCGTTGAGCAGATGTGCCACTTGGTATCCCTAAAGCACTAGTGCCGGAAATGATTACATGGCCGTCTTCCGCGTCTAAGATAATGTCATCTGCGGCTGTGGTAGAAGTAACTGTAACTCCACTGATTGTTAAGTTACCTAGATTAGCATCTTCACCACTGGCTGAACCTACACCAAACGCACCTGTGTATCTGGCACCTGCTACATAAACTGACTTGCCTGAAAAGTCTACACCGTTAGGTAAGTTATCACCAATAAAGTGTAAGACACCTGACTGATAGTCAAAGAACCATTCGTCATCGTTACCTGAACCTGTGATAAACACTTTGTTTGAAATTGATTCAGCATTTGAAGCATCACTTGAGTCATGTACATAAACATTAACAAGATAAGTAGAACCAAACTCTGGTGGTATCCAATCTGTTAATCCTGTTTTCCATGTACGGTTAGTTGACGCAGTAATATCTGCTGTACACTCAACTGTGGTAGCACCTGTATAAACTGTGGTTACGCCGGTTGATGAACTAGGTTTAGTTGCCGGAATACTTGATGCCTGTTGCCAAACTTTGTCGCCACGTAATAAGAATGGTGATGGTATTGATTCGTTAGCCGCTGTTTTATTTGAAATGGTATCTGTTTTAGTAACAGCAAAACCAACTTTCTTAAATAGGTAATCAACTTTTTGTGTATCTGAAATAGCCATTAGCTTGCCACTCCTACACTTAACGCAGTAACACTTTGTCCACTAGTTAACGCAATACGTACTAGAACAACGTTGTCCTGTGCGTTTGACATGTTCTCTGAACCTAGTGTCATTGTATAACCACCTGATAAACTTGTACCTGTTGCTATAACGTCAGCACCTGTTGACGCACAGCCGTTTGATCCGTTACCACCTGAACCTGTGTTTGATCCTGGAACACCAGCACCAGCATATTGAGCTGACGCATCTAGCCAACCATTTAATCCCGAAGCACTATCAATACTAGTACCTGGTGCCGCTATCCATAAACCAGCAATACCTGATGATGTAATGTTAATATCAAAGTTAGCAACAACTTTTCTTTGGAAAGCAAAAGTAAAGTATTGTGTACCAGTGTCACTGCTTCTATCTGGACCTACTGGTAAGTAACCTGTTGAATAATCTGTTGTGTCATGTTTAAGGACACCTAATCTAACAGTTGCTTCTTTAGTTCCTTCAACACCTGGATCACTTGATTCAGTGTATGGACTATTTGTATAGAAGTTAGTTGAACTTGTATAACTTGGTGTGTCCGTTGTGTCAGCATTAAAGTCAAATATTCTAACACCATCATTGGTTAAATCACCGTTACCTAAACTATCACTTACAGCAATAGCAATTTCACTAATACCTGACTGTGCTGATTTATGTACCTGAATGTTTGTTGTGTTTTCTACATAACTGCCAACACCGTTACAGTTTCTTGCTCTAACTTTAACTCTGTCTACTGTTCTTACTGAACTTGATGTAACACTTACTGATAAGTTACCTAGTGTATAATCAGACGCTACACCCACGTCAGCATTTGGAATACCACCTGTTAACATTGATACTGCGCCGTCTATGTCAGCATAACCAAAGTCTTTGTTAGTTGTACCTGCTGATGTTGTACCTTCTTGATTTGTTCCTTCATCTACTTCAACAACGTTTGACACATCTGAATATGCTTGTCCTGTTAAGTCACTTACAGTAACACCTGTTAGTTCAACTGTTGGACTACCACTGTTGTAGTATGGAATACCTGAAATGTATCTCTTAGTTCCGCCTGTGCCTTCTACCAATGTACCTGCTGATGTAATTGTTGGAGTTGCTGTAACATCATCATAGACAACATAAACATAATTTGTATTACCTGTTGTAGAGTGTTCTAGTCTTTGATCGTTAGCACCTACTGAGTAACTTGCCAATGCCTGTGTAATTTTAGCATCAAATGTTTGGTAGAATCCAGTTGGATATGTTGATGCTGAAATAGTGTCATGAGCATCACCTTGTTGACTAATTACTAAACTTGTAAACGTACCTGTTTCATTTAATGCTGATGTAAATGTTTTATTACCTGTGTCTACACCATTAACCAACGCTGTAAGGGTGCCTGTAACGCCGTTGTACGCATTATTAATTGTATTAGTATCAATGGTGCCACTTGTATATCTACGTGCTATAGACGTTGTTAATGCGTCTCCGGCACTAAGCCCACTCGAATCAGTATTATCATCAAATCCAGCAGTTAGTTTTGGACTTGTGCCTTGGTAACTGTCTGCTAGACTTAAACTAAATGTTGATAAGTTACTTGGTGCTGTTGGAACAGAATTTACTGTAAATGTTATTCCAGTATCTTGGTCTGTCTGTGCTGTAATGTCTGGTGTACCATTAGCATCAAACGTTAATGTATAATTGCCAATTGACTGTCCACTAAAGTCATGATATATTGGATTACCAATCGAGCCAGATGATGATCCATCTTCTGTTACTGTATCATTGGTAGAGCCATCTGCCCAGTCATATATATAATCATCAGCATTTTGTGATGTATTTGTTACTGCTACATTAGCAAGATTAATGCCATCATATGTTGTATAATCGTAAATATCATACTGATTATCACCACTTCTGTCTGACACTGTTACTGCTGTACCTGAAATAATTGCCCTTACATCTGGTTCTACATGTACTGTAAATGTTGATGTTTGGAATGGTGCTAACCCATGGTTACTTGTTATATACAATGTACCTGTATAGTTTTGAGCAGTACCACTTGCTTGATCACTTGAACTTAACGCATAGGTATGAGCAACTGATGTCCCATCGTCACCACTTGATCCACTACCTGTATTAACGGTTACATTACTTGTACCATCACCCCATTGGTAAACATACTGTATTCCATATGTTGAGTAACTACCAATTGTTGACTCTGTTGTATTTGTAAATGTTACTGGTAATCCTGATGTTCCTTCTTCATTGATACCTGTGGTTGTGCTTAATGTAACTGTTGGTGTATGATCATCATACTGTTCATACGTCTCTGAATCGCTAGTCGGTACAACACCTGGTTGTGCTGTTGAGTGACTGTCTAATGTCAATGTAACTGTAAATTGTTGTTCTTGTTCTGTTGCGGTGTCAAATGTGTGTGCTATTCTTCCGCCACCTACACCACCTGCTGACGCATCACTAGAAATTACATCATCTGCCTGACTATCACCCCAGTCCCAAGTATACCGAAC